AGGTCAACCATGTCGGTGACTTCAGGATGGGGCCGGTTAACCTGGGATCAGGCTAATTGGAACGAAGCTACAACTTTTAAAACAGGTTGGGGTGCACAAGCCTGGAATGATGGTGAATGGGGTGAACTAAAAGATGCAACAGTTTTTCCCACAGGTTTATCTATAACTTCTAGCGTTGGTTCAATAACTCCTGCTGATCAAACTCAAGGTTTAACAGGACAATCAATAACACCATCTGTTGGCACAATAACTCCTGTTCAAATGCAGGTTGGTTTGTCTGGTCAGTCGGTAACTTCTTCAGTTGGATCTTTAACTGTAAATGACATGACAATTGGTTTGTCAGGTCAATCAATAACTTCCTCTGTGGGTGTAATAACACCTAACGATATGACCATAGGTCTAACGGGTCAATCGTTTACTGTATCACAAGGAACAGCAAAAGCACCAAACCAAACTGTATTAGTTTCTGGTTTATCTATAACTTCAGCTCAAGGAACTGCAGTTGGGAGTTCTTCACAAGAAGCTCAGTTAACAGGTCAATCAATAACATCTAGTTTAGGAACGGTAACTGTACCAAATGATGTTGTATTTTTATCAGGTGTATCCGCATCATTTAATTTAGGATCAATTATTGGATTAGGTGGTGCAGTTGCTCAACCAACTGGTCAATCTGCTACAGCGAGCGTTGGATCTTTAACAGTAGAAGAAGGACTAGGATTAACAGGTCAATCATTTAGTGCTAGTGTAGGGTCAATTTCTTTAACAGACATGCAGGTTGGGCTAACTGGTCAATCTGCAACATTCAGTATAGGAACAGTTAATATCTTTGCTTATGGTGATGTTGACACTGGCTCTAATACGTCTTATAGTGATGTTTCGACAGGTTCGAATGATACATATTCGGATGTTGCAACTGGATC